GGTTACTAAGATCAAATACAAACTACAGGATGAGAAACTAAAACTAGTTTCCGTAGATCCAAAAGACATACTTGGTGCTAACGAATTGTGGGTTTATAACACAAAGAATCGCAAACTTGGCAAATATGTTGCCTCTAACATTGATCCAAAGGGTATGGCTAGAGAAGGCACAGGACTAAGCATTAAAGGCACTACTATCATAGGCTTTGATGAGAAGTTGAGCATACAAAAGACATTGCGTAAGCCAGAAGACTCACTTAAAGCATTTAAGAGTGCTGGCAAGGTTGCGTTGCGTAAGTTCATGGATGAATTGACTACTACAGATATAAAGTTAACCGGTAGGATAAACAACGAGATCATACTTTTAAAAGTGCAATAATAGGAGAATATGTACTAAATATTTTAGTGCATATCCTTAAAAAATTATTATTCATACTTTTATTGTTGCTTCCATTAAACAGTTTTGGTTTACAATTGCTTTATGTGGGCGCAACATGGTGTCCTGCATGCTTGGTAATAAAGAACGAGATTCTTCCTTTCTATAATGACGTAGATTTACCAATAGTACAAATAGATATCACAACGGGTATTATTGCCAACGAGGAATATCGTACATATTATGGCAATGGTACTATTGCTAGGTTATATGGGATTCCTGCATTTATAATTTGGGACGAAGTTAACAAACGAGAATTAGTTAGATGGGTGGGTTATGCATCTAAAGAACATTTTTACGATATGCTTAACCGTGCTAAACTAATAGCAGAAAGAAACATAGAAAGATGTAAAATTTTTAACATCTGTCTGCCAAATAATATAGAATAATGGATAATGATCTTAATTTAAAAACGGTTAACTGGCTAGACATAGACATTTCAGATTGGAAGGAAACATCCAAGTTGGAGTTAGTTTTTAATAAAAACAACACTATTTCTTTTAAATTTGCAGACGCCGGTAAATGGCCAACAGTAGAAATGGTTCATTATACCAACAGTGAAAACAATCATTGCACTTATATACCGGACGGTACTGTATTACAAGTAGATGCTAATTGCTGGGTGTTTGTATTTAAAGATAACAGATGGCATGCAGGTACCTGGGGTAGTTTTCATAATTCGTATACAAAGCCTTTTGCAAATTTAGGCGGACATCGCATTAAGCAAGATCCGTTAACAGATTGGTATCCTGTGGTTTGCGAGACTCTTTATTTTATGGTATCTGCATATGCAAGATTTGGTGAAAATATTAATGTGAAAGAACGCACCGATGCTGTAAAAGTCCGATGGCCTGCTTTATTATAACGAGTTATTAAACTACGTAGTTTTCTTCTTAAATAATACATTAAGGAGACAACTATGAAATTTGTAGATTTTACACACCTTAAAACTGTAGGCGAAACATACTGGCAACATTTCTCATGGTGTGCGTATGCTATTGCAATTTTTATGTATATGATTGTTTTGTCAGCAATTCATGGCATATTCCCTTTTCTAATTCCTAACTATCCGGATCGTACATTAGTAAAGTTTTTAGAAAAGTTTAGATCACGCAGAGTACGAACAGGCCAAGCAGATCGCTTACCAGAATCATCTTAGATTACATAAGTAGTAGTATGGATAAAAATCAATACGGAACTCTTGTATTTGACGGTATTCTATTGGATATCGAAGAAGAAGTACCGCACTTGCTAAACTCTTTAAACAATAGTGTAGAGAATTGCATAGAAGCAATTAAAGAACTGGACGGCCAGTTTTCTTTAGTATGGAAAACACCCAACTTCTCAATCACAGCTACTGATTTTAGTTTAACGCATTTTTTATATAATGAAAAGACTTTTGAATTGCTTGAACCTAACACTATCTATGTATTTGATAATGAGTACAATGTAGTTAATAAAATGGCATTTTTTGAGGGATACAGTAGCATCTCAAGTATTACTAGTTACGAGTTCTTATACGATGCTTTTGAGAAAAATGTTTATAGGATACTAAAAAAAGATCCTAAACCGTCATTGTTTGTGTCTGATGGTATAGACAGCGGAGCAATACATTGTGCTTTTATAAAAACAAACAAGCCGGTTGATATCTTTTCTGGGTATCAACAAGATGCTCCGTTATTAAAAGAAGATATGATAAAAAGGAGACAAGGTATACACAGAGAATACTTTAACTCTCCGTTTCTTATTAATAGGTTTTTAAATGTTGAAACTGATGATTTTAAACAGTTTAGAAGTGCTATTGAAATTTCTCCTAGCGATCGATTGGCGATAGTCGGATGTAATGCTGATCGGATATTTGTAAACAGTAAAGATTATGAAAATTACTGGATGTTCCAAGAAGAAATAACAATGATGCAAAATATTAAGGATGTATTTGATGAATACAACCAAAGATACTTTGATTTTTTTGCAACAAAAAACATTGTCAAAGAATGGTTCAAGATTGCAATTGACAAGAGAAATTTAAAATATAAAGAATGGATGATAATGTACTGTAATATGCTTAACTATCCTAATTTTGAAAATTTAAAAAACGGAAAGGAAGTTATATTAACCAATAATGTGTTTACGATAAGTACTGACGACATGCATTATTATGATAAATAGTATATTATAGGATAACAAAATGGCAAGAAAACCCACATCTGCTCGCAATGAAATTATTAAAAACTTGCAAACACGTCTAGGCGGCGGTATGGTTGATGTTGAATTAGATCCTGAACACTATAATCTAGCAATTGATAGAGCAATTGCACGTTATAGACAGCGATCATCAAATGCCACAGAAGAAAGTGGTATGTTTTTAACAACACAAACAGATGTTGATGAATATTACTTGCCAGCAGAAGTTTTAGAGGTCCGTAAAATTTATAGACGAGCAATCGGCAGTTCAAGTACAGGTATTGGTTTAGATCCATTTGATTTAGCATTCACTAACTTGTACATTTTACAAGCAGGTAGAGTAGGCGGTGTTGGACTATTTGATGCTTTTAGTCAGTATCAAGAAGTTGTTGGTCGTGTGTTTGGATCTGATATTAACTTTACTTGGCATCCTAATACACATAAGTTAAATTTAATTCGTCGTATTAAAAACGAAGAAAGTATTCTTTTACATGTTTACAACGAAAAACCTGAAAATGAAATACTACGAGATCGTCGGGGTCGTTTATGGTTAGAAGATTACGCTTTGGCTACTTGTAAGATTATGCTAGGCGAAGCAAGAGGCAAATATGCTACGCTACCAGGTGCAGCCGGCGGTGTATCGTTAAATGGTGATGCACTTAAAGCAGAAGGAAGTGCTGAGTTAGATAGACTTGAAATTGAACTGCAACGTTACGGAGACGGCAGCGAACCTCCAACATTTATCATTGGATAATTGACATTTTTCTTAAAATTAAGTATAATACTTTTATGATTATTGGGTTAGTGGGTTTCAAAGCGGCTGGCAAAGACACAGTCGCAAATTATCTTATTGAAAATAGCGGCGAGGCATGGACTAGGGAAAGCTTTGCTAGTTCATTAAAAGATTCGCTCGCATCTGTATTCCAATGGGATCGCGCATTACTAGAAGGCGACACTGAGGAAAGCAGAGAATGGCGTGAAACAGTAGATGAATGGTGGGCAAATAAACTAGATATGCCCGACTTTACTCCACGCATTGCTTTACAACGATGTGGCACGGACTTATGGCGTAATAAGTTTCACGACGATATATGGCTGTTAAGTGTAGAAAAGAAATTAACCACTGCTAAACACAACGTTATTATTACAGATACACGCTTTCCCAACGAAATTAAACTTATTAAGGAATTGGGTGGTAAAATAGTGCGTGTAAGGCGCGGACCGGAACCCGAATGGTGGAATACAGCAGTGGCAGATAACGCAGAACGTGAAGATCCAATGCATGAACTAATGATGCCGATGGTATATCCTAATGTGCATGAATCCGAATATGCTTGGGTAGGGTGTAATGTTGATTATGTTGTTGATAATGGCGGAACATTAGAACAGTTAAGAGAGCGTGTTAAAAATCTGGAACAAGGTCCCCTTGCTTCCATGGTATACCGAGATCCGAAATCATAACATAACAGTTAGAGCAAACTGTTTTTAAATTCTTCCAGTTGTTGTTATTTCTATTTCCGTCTATGTGATATACATTTAATTGTATAGGATGCTCGGCAACAAAGTTGCATCTTTCGCAATGCTTCTTTTTCTTGTACCCACTCTTGCCCCAATTGCTATAAGGCGTAGCAGTTAACCCTCGATCGAGGCGTAAACATTTGTCGCATTTTTTGCGGTAATATGTTTTGTTATCTTTTATATAGTTAATTGCAACAGGGCGTTTTTTACAGCTACAAAGAGGTCTTTTGTTGTCCATATTACTATTTAACATCGTGCCCTTTAAAGGTATTTTATTATCTGTGTTTTTTGCCCACATACAAATAAATATGTGTATATCAATTTTAGTTTTTAACACTAAAAAACATAGGGGAAAGAAGTATGGCAACATTAGTTTCACCAGGCGTATCGGTTAGCGTAATCGATGAGTCTTTTTATGGTTCTGCTGGTACTGGTACTGTTCCGCTAATTATTCTTGCTACAGGCAAAGATAAGGCACATCCAAGCGGTACAGGTACAGCATCCGGCACAACTAGTAGCCTAGCAACATTAAGTTTAATTACCTCACAGAGGGAATTACTACAAACATTCGGCAATCCTTTCTTCCGTAAAGTTGGTGGTACAATGATTCACGGCGATAACCAAAACGAGTATGGCCTACTAGCCGCTCACAGTTATCTTGGTCTTGCCAACCGTGTATACGTTCTTCGTGCAGGTATTAACTTATCTGAACTAGAAGCATCAGGTACTGCGCCAACTGGCGAAGCCGTTAATGGTACATATTGGTTAGATCTAACAGCATCAAATATGGGCGTATTTACTTATAACGCATCAACTGCTACATGGGTAGCAGGTACTGTTCATAAGATAAACAGCGCAGATGACTATGATGCAGGCACCGGTGCACCACTTAACAGTGTAGGCTTAGACGGAGATTTTGCATGGGTAGCCGTAGCAGGCGGTAACGCACACAACAGAGTGTGGCAAAAAGTAAGTGGTGTTTGGTACCATTTAGGTACAAATACATGGGCAGCCGCATCAAGCAAAGATTTCCAATTTGCCGCGCACAATGCTGTACCAACAACACAATCTGATGGCTCAACACCATTAGCAACAGGTGATGTTTGGATTAAAACAACACAGTATAACAATGGTACAGACTTTAAGGTAAAACTTTACAATTCTACAGCAAACACATGGACAACAATTACCAGTCCTGTATTAGCAAGCACTGATGCAGCCTGGACAAATTATGGTACACCAGTAACAGGTAACTTGTTTGTTAAATATAACCACGAGCAAGGCGCCCATTCTTTAGAAGTCGCTTCACATCAGCTTTTAAGATTTAATGGTAGTGCAACACTAGCAGTAACAGGTAGTACAGCAAACCCAACATTGACAGGTTCAGATTCAATTGTGGTTAACGGTACAACAGTAACATATACTGCAACATCAGATACTGCTGTTATTAGAACAGCGGCATTGATTAACTCAGCAGGCATTACAAACATTCAAGCAAGTGTTTCAAGTAACAAACTTGTTATTACAAACACAGCAGGTAAAGATATTGTTCTTGCCGCAGGTACTGGTACAATGTTAGCAGATTTAGGTTTAACAGCAGGTACATCAAGTAACTGGGAATCACTAAGTTACGAGCCAAACACAGTAGAACCGACTGGTACACCAGTAGATGGTACACTATGGTACGATAGCCGTAACACAACAGTTGATTTACTAGAAACATATGATAACTCAGGTTCAACAGAATGGCGTACATTCTCTGGTACATTTACTGCATCTGCTTCAGCACCAACAGCGCCTTCAGCAGGTGATGTATGGTTAGATACAGTACAGGTAGAAGCATATCCAGCATTATATAAGTACAATGGTACAACATCTGTTTGGGATGCAATCAATAATGCAGATCAAACAACAACCCAAGGTATTGTATTTGGTAACTTCCGTGCTACAAGTGCTTCGTCATTTGAGGGTTCTGACATTATTCCAAATCCATCAACATATCCTGTTGGTATTTTGGGTTGGAACTTTATGGCATCAGGTTACGATGTTAAGAAGTATAATGCAACAGCCGCAAAATGGTATAACGAATCAGGCTTGCAACTAGACGGTTCACCTTACATGGGTCGTCATGCACAAAAGAAAGTTATTACAGTTTCAATGGCAGCCGCCATTTCCGCAAGTGAAGATGTACGTGCAGAAACACGCTTCTTTAACTTAATTGCAGCTCCTGGTTTCCCAGAGTTGCTGGATGAAATGAAGACACTCAACGTTGATCGTAAGGAAACAGCATTTATTGTTGGTGATTCCCCAATGCGATTATCATCAGATGCTACATCTATTAAGAATTGGGCATCCAATTACAATGTAGCCGCCGAAAACGGCGAGAAAGGTCTTGTATCATCTGGCTTTGATATGGGTATTTGGTATCCGGGCGGATGTTATACAACAAACGTTACAGGCGACAATGTTGTACAACCACCATCACACATTGTATTACGTGTAATGGGTTACAACGACCAAGTAGCATTTGAATGGTTCGCTCCTGCAGGTTATAATCGCGGTCTTGTAAACAACGCAACAAGTGTTGGTTACATTGATAGCGAAGGCGAATACAATGCAGTAGTGCTAAATCAAGGTCAACGTGATGTATTGTATGTTAATAAAATGAACCCAATTGCACAAATGCCTAATAGAGGCTTAGTTGTTTGGGGGCAAAAAACATTGCATACACTAACAAGTGCATTAGATCGTGTTAATGTTTCACGGTTGGTTGCTTACTTACGTAGACGTTTTGACGACATGTCACAACCGTTCTTGTTTGAGCCAAACGATGAATTTACAAGAGGACAAGTAGTAGCAGTATTTGACCAATTCTTAGGCGATATGGTTACAAAACGAGCACTATACGACTTCTTGGTAGTGTGTGATACAAGTAACAACACACCAACACGTATTGACCGAAACGAATTATGGATTGACGTAGCAATTCAACCTGTGAAAGCAGTTGAATTTATCTACATTCCAGTTCGTGTGAGAAATACAGGCGAGGATCTAACAATTGCACCAACATATTCATAGTGCATAGGATTTTCATTAAAACCCGAGTGAATGGGGGTCACAAGCCCCCAGTCATTCAGGGGGTAAAGTAGATAAATATTATAAGCAAGCAGGAGACGCAAAATGGCAACAAAATTCGGTATTGACGTAGCAGGCGATAATGCCAGAGGTATTCTACAACCTAAGTTAAAATATAAGTATAGAGTACAATTCAACGGTATTGGCGCAGGTGAAGAACGCGAGTTTACACGTAATGTTGTTACATGCGATCGACCAAAAGTAGCATACGAAGAAGTTCCAGTACATTCATATAACTCACGTGTTTACTTGCAAGGTAAACATGAATGGCAAGCCATTTCAGTGACTTTCCGCGACGATGTACAGAACAATATTTCGGGTTTAGTAGGTAGACAAATTCAACGCCAAGTAGATCATCATAATCAGGTTTCAGCACTAAGCGGAGCCGATTATAAATTCCAAATGACTGTTGCTATTCTAACTGGTACACACGGTGGTACAGAAACAGAATTGGATAAATGGTTACTTGAGGGTTGTTTTATCGTTAACAGTGATTATGACGCAGGTGATTATGCCGCAAGTGATCCTGTAACTGTTACTTTATCGATTCGTTATGATAACGCACTACACTTTGATAAGGGTGCAAACTTGATGCCAACCGGGGTAACAGTACAAACTACATAATTATAGCGTAATAATTATATGGCAAAGTATACCCGAACAACACCAGGCGGAAGCGCAAGTGGAGAAAGTTGGACAGGCATGAAGAATGTGGTACGCGGGGCGTCAGAGGCGCCCCGTGTACACGGATTAACAGGACAAAAGCATACAAAAACCCCTCGGTTTAAAAATCATTATCTTGTAAAATTCCAATACACTGAAGAGTTAAAGCCTCTTTTTTACGGCAGAGACGCAAAGCAGTTAATAGATGTAACACATAGAGTTAGATCTATTGATGCTCCACGAGTAGAAATTGAAACCGAAACTTTAAATCAGTATAATAAGCCTCGTATTACCCCAACTAAGATTAATTATCAACCAGTCACTATAGCATTTTGGGATGACAGGTCTGATATATCTACAAATTTCTGGGTACAAACATATTCTTATTACTTTTCTAATGGTAGACGTCAAGGTACAACCCAGTATAGTTATCGAGACAGCGATTTAACACATACTGAGACAAATGGTATATCGGCGATGTTAGGATACGATCATTACGGTTACAATCTAAAAGGAAAAGTAAATAAAAAGAATTTGTTTCAGTACATTTCTTTGTATTTTTTACAAAATGGTTTTGCATCACGAATTGATTTAATTAATCCTTATATGCAGTCGGTACAGCATGACCAGTTTTCTCAAGAAGCATCTAACGAGTTGGCAAACATTAATGTAACGTGGGGTTATGAAAATCTTGTTTATTATCCGCAAAGAAATATAAAAGGGGATAATAATTTATTTTCAATTTTAGACGGAGACGCAACTATTTTTGACTGGATAGGAGAAGAAGTATCCGTGTCTAGTAGTCCCTTTTCCAACGATTTTGACAGACCAAAAGATTCAGTACCTAACCCAGGAGAAGCTGGTGGAGCAACATCCGATACTGTCAATGCCGCATCGTTTGCTGAACTAGGACAAATTTCCGCTAATGCAGTTGCTCGCCCTAGAGGACCGTTGAGCGGTTATGTTTCGGTTGAAACTAACGCCGACTGGTTGCCAGCCTCTGGCGTGTCTAAAAGTAACGTTAGCGGCTGGGTGAATCCAAATACCGGAGAACTTGTAGTGCCAACCGGAGATTTTACAGCGAATCCAACCGACGGAGCCGATATAGATGCAATTGCATCTAAAACAGGAGGCTCTTTTCCTTTACCCGGCTTAAACAACCAAACAGCATATCCGGTTACTGGATCTTCTGTTGCTGATAGAATTGCAAAGAGTCCTTATGGGAACGCAGTTTTCCCTCAAGGTGGGCAAATTAACACTTGGGTAAATCCAAATACCGGACAACGTGTAGTTCCATCGAGAGTAAATAGCACAATCCAGTCGCCTACTTTGCAAACTTTAACTAATCAATGGAATGCTTTAACGCCATCGCAACAACAAGCAGAACTAAAAGCAAGAGCACAACGGTTAGAAAAAGCACAAAACGATCGAAACTCATAGGTTAACTTGTTGTCATAAATATTATTATGGCTAGTAATAATTACACAGAAACAACCAGTGCTATAACAACCGACGCAACTAAATTAATAAAAACGTTCGGAAAAGTAAAAGACCCTTCACCTGATAGTACTGCAATTGCAACTGCATACACTCCCCCTTTGTCTGTTAATGGTACAGATTTTGATATTTGTTATGCAATGTTTGATCAAGATGGTGTTATTGCAAGCAAAGAAGTAAAACAAACATTGGCAGTTCTTGTTCTAGAAGCGGCTAAAGCATTAAATATCGAGCCACAAGAAATTATAAATTACAAAATACCTACTTCGAGTACACTCTCAATGACTGCAATAGGATTAAGCATGATTAATCAATTACGTCCTATAACAAGTCAGCTTGGTGTAAAGAGTGTTAGTACAACGTCGGCTAAGACTGTATTGGTTAATAGAAACATACTCGCGTAATGGCTAAGTATTCACAAGGGTTGTTTACCCCGAAAAATGTTAAAAAGTATTTAGGAACAAAGCAACCTCGTTTTAGATCAGGTTGGGAGTTAGCATTTATGCGTATGTGCGATGCACATCCTAATATAACCGGTTGGGCAAGCGAAGCAGTAAAAATTCCATATATTCATCCGTTAACAGGGCGTAGTACACAATACGTGCCTGATTTTATTATACAGTATACAGACAAAAACGGTAGAAATCACACAGAAGTTATTGAGATTAAGCCGTATAATCAAACAACAGAAGAACGTGCTACACATATTGGTGAAAAAGCACAAGCACAAATAAACAAAGCAAAGTGGATAGCCGCATCTGATTGGTGTAGCAAGAAGGGTATGACATTTCGTGTGCTAACAGAAAACGAAATATTTACCAACCCTAGTATGCGTAAATCACGCAGACGGTAATAATTTACTGAAAAATAAATAATAATTAAGTAGGTACTTATCTATGACTAAAAAACTTGAAGAAGAATTTAATTTACCGCCGTTAAAAGAGGTATTAGACGCAGTAGAGGAAGAAGAGGAAGAAGTAGAAGAGGTGATGACAAAGTCTGAAACCTTGGCGTTAGAGCGAGACGAGATTTTTACAGCCTTAAAAGCCGCTGATAAAATAGATCAAGCATTACCTGTTGTGCAAGGATTAGAAGCAAATGATACTGAAATGGACACATATGCTAATCAAGCAGAGCAAGCGTTTAAAGACTTAATGGATTTAGGTATGAATGTTGAGGCAAGGCATGCAGGTGATATCTTTGCTGCCGCACAACGCATGTTAAAAAACGCAATAGAAGCAAAAACAAGCAAAACAGACAAAAAATTAAAAATGATTGAACTACAATTAAAGAAAATGAAGTTAGATCAGACGCAGAAGAAAGACGATGGCATGATTGAGGGAGAAGGGTACGTAATTGCAGACAGGAACGACATTCTCAAAAGTTTCATAGACAAGAAAAACGATAAATAGTTAAAGTTAAAAATTCCATACGAGGAAGAGAGATGAAAACATTAAAACAATACTTAGCTGAATCCACAAAGGAATACAAGTATAAAGTAAAGATTTTAGGTGAAGTTACCGATGATATGATGGTAACTATTGAGAATGAGCTAAAAAAGTTCGATCTTAAAACAATTAGTGCACCTACAAAAACAATATTTCAAAAGCAACCGTTAGATTTTGACGAAGGTGTGTCCGGAGAAGTAAACATTGCTAGTTTTACAACAGGATTACCACTTTCAATTGATACAGTACGTGATAGAATCGCTCACAACTTGGGCATGCCAGAGCGTTATCTTAAAATTCGTACCGAAAATGATCCACTAGAACACGACTTGGTTGATAACAATATTGATACAGAACTTGTAATTGGCGAAAGCAACCCTGAGGATGCAGCCTTAAACAATGAATATCCAGCAGATGAGCACGATGTAAGTGATTATCATGGCAACGAGTTTAATACAAAGTTCATTGAAGAACTAATGAAACTTGTTAAAGATCGAGACACACATGTAAGTAATTACATGAAAGGCGAATAAAATGACCAACGATACAAAATATAACGCTGATGTACATAAGTCATTGCGTATTATAAAAGAATATAATGCTGGGCAGGAAAAATTAGACGAAGCACCATATGGTGCATGGGCAAGTGCCAAAGATACAATTAGAAGCAAAGTATCTGGTCCTTTGGGTCTAGGTAGAGACGGTGCTGATAGAGCAGCCGGCCGGAGAGAAGTAGGGCAGCTTGCAAATACTATGAATCGTCAGTGGCAGAAGTACTTAGGAAGCCAGGGTACAGCGCCAAAAGATGCTAAACCACAGCAATTGAAAGATTTTGTCGCCCAGTATTATTCAAACGCAGATTTTGATGCAATAGTTAAACAGTTATCGCCGGGCGGCGCAATACTAAAGCAATTTCAGGATAATCCAAGTACTCCTGTATCAACAGATCAGCAGAATCAGATTTTAATGGGGATTGCACAAGCAACTTATAAAGCACCATCGGCTGCATCTCCAGGATCCAAGCCGTTATCTAAAGCAGAAGTTGATGCTGTACAGAAAGCAGCTCAAGCAGGCAATTTTACTGATGTGCTAAATCAATTAACACAGTGGAAAAAAGACGGTCGTTTTTAGG